CCGGACCTTGGGCGACACTGGACGCCGCCGGCGACTTGCGCGGAGCCATTCGCGATTACATGCGGATGCAGCGCGAAAATCCACGCGACATCGAGGCCTACATCCGGGCAGAGATGGCGGCAGAGATCGCCGAGCGCCAGCGTGCGCAGGAAACTCTGGAGCGCGAGATCAACGCGGCCGAGGAGTCGCTCGAACAGGTTTGGAAGTCAACCAGCCTGGCGGCGCAGCAGGCGAGGGATAGGATGGCCGCCGCAGCGGGCCTGAACGGCCACTTTGGCGCAAGTGAGGATTGGGGCGAAAGCCGCAACTAACCCGTTTCAGGAGATAAGGAAATGCCAGAAGAAATGCCCGTAATACAGATCAGCGATCCGCAAGCAATGCTTGGTTTGCCCGAACGTTCAACGCAGCTCGGCAAGGTAGGCCGCGCCGCCACAAAGCGCCAGAAAGAACTGCTCGACCTGATTCGCCGGATGCAAACCGAAACCATGAAAGGACCAGACGGCAGGATTACCGGGCCGCTTCGCCCCTGCACCGTCGTCAATTACAACCCAGTAGACCTGGTGATTGAAGGCCAGCTCAACCTTCGCGTGCAGAAGGCTGGAGCCAGCGAACACCACCACCTCGACATTCCCTTCATGGGCCGGTGGATCGAAGGTCATTACCAATACATCGCGAGCCCGATGGTCGGCGAAGGAAAGCCCGATAAGGAGCCCACTTTTTACTCGACGGTGACCGGGCATGAGACCGATAGTATTTTGCCAATCGATATGCCGGTCTGCCAGGCGCGCATGTTCTCTCCGCATTCGATCGCCTGTGAGTTGTGGAACCAGTACAACTCGCCGGACAACAAGCTGATGGGCGGCATTCTGATGTTCGATCAGAATCCCCACACGCTGAGCGCGGCGAACCTGGCCAAGACCGGCGGCCGCATTTGGGTTCCGGAACGTGTCCTGCTGTCGGATTCAACTGTTTACAGCTACCGTCTGCGCGAGACACTGCTCGTGGATGAACTTGGACGGATTTTCGAAACGCAGCGCAATTACTGCGACGTGATCATTCAGCAGGCTGACGCGCTCTGGAACGAGCAGGATATTGTCAGCCGCAAGATGGTGACCAACACCCATCGGGACTGGGATCGCTTCGCTGTGAAGATGGGCTGGAAGGAAAAGCTACAAGAGTGGACCACCGCCAAACTGGCAGTAACTGGGGAGATGAAAACCCTGCTTCCCTGCCCGCAGTGCGGAACTCAGCAGCCCTCTCCGGATGCCTACTTCTGCCGCAACTGCAACGCACCATATGACGCCTTCGATGCCTTTATGGCGGGCAAGGTGGTACCGATGGCCTTCCTTGAAGTCCTGCCTGAAGAAAAACTCGAAGAGGTGCTCGCGGTAATGGAAGAGCGGCGCGCGCGGCGCGAAAAGCTCGAGGGCCGCGGCACAAAAACGAAGAAAGAAAAGCCCGCGGCACAACCAGCCGGAGCATAAAGGTCAGACGCAATGATGAGACTTGGCGACGCAATTGGGCAGATTCAGGCGCTTTTGGGAGACCCAAAGGGCCAATGGGTGAAGCGCGGCTATATTCTGCCGCTGCTCAACATCACCTATGCCGCGGTAAACCTGAACATCAAGAACGCCAGCGCCAAGAATCTGACTGCCGTGGTGCCGATCCTGAACATTCCGGCCGGCACCACAAGCCTTTACAAGTGGCAGAATGCAACCGCTTTCGCTGGCCAGCCAGTCGCTCAGCAGAACCCACCTGCACTGCTCGCCGGGCTTTTCGATGTGATGGAGATTTGGGTCAAGCCTGCCGGCGTTCCAGTGCAACGGTATTTCAAGATCAGAAACATTGGCACCTTGCCGCACACAAACCCAAGCCTGATGAACTCCAATGGACTGGGTGGTCCGCTTTACTATTCGATGATCGGCAACAAACTTGAAATCACGCCTGTGAACGAGCCGATTGACATTGAGGTCACCGGCAAATTCAACCCGCAGATGCTGGTAACTGACGATGACCTGTTGTGCACGCACGAAGACGTTTGGATCCCGACCTGTTATGAAAGTGCGGCGACGGCCGGGGTGGAGCGCAGCAATCCAGCGATTCTGGAAGGTTATGCCACGAAAGGCCAGGCCGCGGAAGACAACATCATTGCCGAACTGATGCGCCAGAAGCAGGCTGAGCCAGCGCGATTCCAGCGTATGTGCCGGGATAGCGGGCTAGCTCAGTGGTTTTGGAACTAACCGATTTCAACCGAGAGAGGACAAAACAATGATTTCACTGCAACTAATCGACGTGTCGCCGGCAGAAAACCCGGACACATTGACATTTCTGGCGAAGTTTTCGGCAAACTACGGCGTAAACGGAGTGGGCGACCCACTCAACCTGGCGCCATACTCAGCTGGAAACAACCCGCTCGGATTCACCAACCCAAACCAGATTCCAACGCCGGAATTGCCGTTTGCATACACCCAGGCGCCGACGGTTGAAGCGGAAGACCTTGGTGGATACTATGTAAACCCGCATCCCCTGATTATGCCCGCTCCGATAGAAGGAGTGGCCCAGGGTATCGCTCCAGTGAACGGGTTTGCACTGCGCATGTATGCACCTGGAGGAGTTGAATTGCCAACCGGCACATCGTATGCCGCCTCGGGCGCTGGAACGCAGGCCGCCTTTTTAGGAGCAGCAGGTAATTATGCTTTGCTTGCTTCAGCCGGCATCACCAACACCGGAAACACCACGGTTGTGGGCGGCAACATTGGATCGGTTCCAACGAGCAGCATTACGGGCTTCCCGCCGGGGCTTCTGACTGCGCCGGCGGTGATTGACAACAGCGCCAATGCGACAGCTGCTCAGGTTGCTCTTGCCGCCGCAATTGCGCACTACCAGGGGTTGACGCCGACGCTTTCTGGCCTTGCCAACCTAAGCACCGGAGGTAACGGTTCGACCATTGCAACTTGGACCCCTGGCGTTTACGTTGGAGCTGCTGGCTTGACGATGCCCACCGGCATTATTCTGGATGCCCAGGGAAACCCCAACGCCACGTTTATTTTTATCGCCGGATCGACGATCAACCTTGCCAGTGGCCAGACGATCTCTCTGGCTAACGGCGCCCAGGCGCAAAACGTTGTATTCGTGGCGGGAAGCGCTTTCACTTCCGTAGCAACCTCCACTGTTAATGGCAACATCCTGGCGGTAAGTGGCATCACTCTAGGCGGTGGAACATTGAACGGCCGCGCTCTTGTGACGACCGGCCCGGTTACCATTTCCGCAGCCACTGCTATTACTGCCTCGCCAAATGTGAGCGCACTTACTGGTCCCAGCTCTGCTATTCAACTCGCCATCACTCTTCCGCACAACCAGTAGCCACGGGGCCAGACAATGCAATGGTTTGGAAAGCCGGTAGTCTTTAACCGGTTTCTCGGCCAGGTGGACCAGGACGATCCGACGAATTTACCGATCGGCCTGGCTGCCCTGTGCCGTAATACGGACTTTACCCGGGAATCTCCCGGCGTGACGTGCGCCAGCACGCGCGCCGGGATCAATCTGGCCATGCAAACCAGTGTGCAAGCTCAGATTACCGGAGCTGGATTCTTCCAGTACGAGCCTGAGTTGGCAACCGAAACCTTCTTCGATATGCCCTACGTCTTCGACGCCGCAGGCAATCTCTGGCGCGAGTATCCAGTAGGCACTGGCCGCATGGTCAAGATCCCCGCAACCCCTCTTTTCAGTCCTCCCCTAAAATCTCACATGATTGGCTGCAACGCCGAGAATAAGGTTTGGCAGGCCTTCAGCGATCTGAATGTGCCGACCGGGCCTGGCCTCTGCTTCGATCCCAAGCAAATTCAAAACAACACCGGCAAGCCGCCGCTCAATCCTATCGGGATGAAGCCGGTGGGCTGGTACTGGCAGCCGAACACCGACTGCCTCGCGATGGAGGTTTGCTGCCCTTCAACGCCATCAACAGGCAACGGCCACACTTATCAGGCGCAGAACGCTGGCGCGACCGGTCCGAATCAGCCTACCTGGCCTCTCACTACTTCAACGCCAGTAAGTCCTGTCACTGTCACCGAGGTTCTCTCGGCCGCACAGATCGCGCAAGGTTTGGTTCCTGTCATCTGGAAAGAAAACACCATGGCGATGGCGAACCGTTTGCCTGTTCCAGCTACGGCGGTTCTCACGGTAGGATCAGGTGGAAGCTTTGCCGGCGGTCAGGATGTCTACATTGCGGTAACGTTTGTCAATAACCAGGGAGAGACGACGCCCAGCGTGGCCGCCGTGGCCGTCAATGTAAGTTCGGGCGCATCGGTTTCCGTTGCAATCCCCGCTCTGAATACGCTGCCAAATTGGATTGCGAATCTCTCAGCCTCTTACGTGCCGCTCGGCATGAACGTTTACGTTGCCACGGTTGCAACCGGCAATCTAGCGCCACCTTTTTCAGATTACAAAGAATTCAATGGTCTGTTTTCTCTCGGAACCAATGCAGTCGTCACAGGACTTGGAAGCGGAAGCGCGCCGCCAAACCTTACAACGGCGCGCGTAGTGCCAGGTCAGTTGCCAACGCCGGATGTCCAGGTGCAAATCCAGCGCATTCCGGCAAACAGCACGGTAACGCCTCCGCCGGCGGTAGGATTGACTTTGGTTAATGGAGCCGGGACGATACCGCTTGGCTCGACCTTATATGTGGTTTTGACGTTATTGAACTCGGCCGGAGAAACCACAGCCGGAGGAAGTTCTAACATCACCACCACGGCAGCGAATCAAGGAGTTCAACTTGATTTAGCTCAAGCATCGAGCTATGGTCCCACGGTTACGGGAGTCAATGCCTATGTTGCCGTGTTTGCCAGCGGACAGTCGCCCACCAATCCAATCATCTACCACCTGTACAACACCTCAGGCCCTTATACCCCGGGCACGACGCCCATCATCGCAAACAATGTATTGACGGGAAACACGCCTCCCATAAACAACACGGCGACACTGCCAGTGGGAGGATTCCCCTCTGGCCGCGATGTCTATGTTCTGCAGACTTACACAAACGACAACGGAGAGACCAAGGCCGGCCCGACCAATTCTATTATCAACACCAACGCTGACGACTCCATACTCGTGACCGTGGCCGTTCCCGAGGACGCCGACAACAACAAACTTTACACAATTAAATCGGTGGGAATTTATGAGGCGGATGTTGCAACAGGAACTCCTGCCCCTCCGTCTACCGCCTTTGCGCTTGTCGGCTACTACCAGCCGGGAGACACTCCATTTATTTTGAACACCGCGGCTGGCCAGAATCCTCCCACTTCGAACGGAACTGGCCCCGGCGGAGCAATCGTGGCGGATACGGAGACCGGCGGCGCCAATGGCGGGCAGGGCTACCGCTATGCTGCTCTGCTGTGGATGAACACAAATGAGACAGTTTCAGGCTTCACTATTGCGAGCGTGATCCAGTACGACGTGGATGAGGATGGCTGGGAAATCGGGATTTTCAATATTCTCAGTGGGCCATCCAACGTTGTAGCCAGACTTATCGCTTTCACTGGCGCGGATGCCTCGCAGGATGGACCGTTTAACTGGTCTGGTCTAGTCAATCTTACGTCGCCCAGCCAAAATGTAGTCTGGCCGACAACCACGCTGATCGACGACGTAGAACAATCGGCAACAGCGATCTTCGACAATGTAACCACCCAGGCCAACTTCAACTTTACGGATACCTGGATGGACACCGAAAACAATGTCGATGATCGAACGGACATACTAGCCCCCTTCCAAGCCTGCCGAATTGATTACCTCAAGACAGTCAACTGTCTGGCTTACAGCGGCGTGCTGGGCTACTCTGGGGGCGGTCTGGTTTCAATCGGCGGCGATCCAGAAAGTGTCTATGCAGATACCGGCCCCGTTCCTTTTCCTTCGGACGGACAGCGCTGCTTTGGATTCACCGACGCCTACAAGAGCACAATCTTTGCGCTCAGAGAGAAGGGCGGATATGTACTAACTCCAAACACCGGCAATGCCAGTAGCTGGCAGGCGGTACAGCGTTGGAGCGATGTAGGCCCGTGCGGATTCAGAGCCTGGGATGCAAACGGAAAGTTTATTGTCTTTGTGCATCGCAGCGGACTGTATAAGTACGACGAGAGCGATCCGGACATGATGAGTAAGGAGGTTCCTCGTCAGTGGTCTACAATCAACTGGGCTGCGGCCAAGAATATCTGTGTCACGATCGATGAAGATACGCACACGGTAAGGATTCAGGTTCCGACCGGAGTTAGCACGGTAAACAACCAAGAGTTTGTTCTGAGTTATCTCGAAGGATGGAACAGCCCCATTCACTTTTCTACTTTCAGCGGCAAGGAAATCTCCATGGACGCGGCTCGCCGCTGGAGCTTCAACGATGTAGCTGCTACGCTCTGCCTGCGCATGGATCGAACCTTGCCCCCTGGACCGGGATTTATCGACGGACCGGATTGGACCACCCAGCCAGATTCGAGTTTTGGAGTAAGTCAGATAATCTACGGAGACAGTTCTCCAGATGGCGCTCTGCAGGCGAGAACGCCGGGCATCTACAGCGACAACGGACAAGGTATCGACTGGGAGTGGGAGTCAGTCTGCGCCGGCCTGATGCAGGCAGTTTGCAAGCCCGAGGGTGTCAATCTCAACGCATTGGGAATTGGCCGCATCTATTGGAGTTTCCTTGCCGCGCGCGATCAGGACGCCGACCCGGGCGGACCAAAAGAGAACGAGATACCCATCGGTGATGGTTACTTCGATTTAGCGTCCGAACAGAAAGTTGGGATCACCGGCAAGTGCGGCCCTGAAATCAGCGAGTTTTTCAGGGTGAGATTCACAAACGGCAAGCAGCCGGGATGCTGGGCGAGCCTGAAATCCATGACTGTATTTCTGATTCCGTTCACCGTTGGCCGCGGAGAGTGGGAAGGATGACGACTCCAAATCAAGGCAGTCCAGCGCTGCAAGCGCAGATTGAGAGCGTGGCAAAGAGCCTTCCTGGTGGTCCCCGTGAGGACTTCCGCCAGTTGATGAGTACAGTGGTGCAGAACGTGAAGGCGGCTCTCCCCAGTGGCAATCTGATTCAGCAAGGCGGCATCAAGCCGGGGTCGGGAACAGTCCCGAAAGGAGTTGGCTTCAATGTATCAGGCGCCAACGGCGCTCATAACATCCAGATCACAAATCCGGCCGATGCTCAAGGAAAACCGATTTGGCATGAAGTAAGTTACTCGCCACTCAAGAGTTTCACTGGAAACCCATCTCCAGTGGTGATGCCGGCGACGATGGCGACCAGTGTGGTAGTAAACGATCCGGGTTCGCAGTATCACTTCAGGATTCGCTCAAGCCACGATCAGGTAAACTGGAGCAATTACCAATCCGCAGGAGAATCTCCTTCAAACGCCGGACTTGTTTCAAGTTCCGCAATCTCAGATGCTGGAGCTTTCAATCAGACGAATTATGGGGTAGTTGACTCATCGCAAACTGGAGTGGTTAATGAAGTGCGCGTGCATGGAACCTCTGGACCTTTGACTGCATTTACCGCGCAAAAAGGGGCGGTGCAAACTACTCTTCCCTCGGCAACGATTGTCGGTCTGACGCCAAACACAACGCAGTACGTCGGCCACGTTGAAGGGCACGGTTATGTGGTTAGCCCAACGCTTGGAGGACTGCTGGCGCACGATAATGTACGTCCGGTTGGCGCGGTGGGAGTCAGCAGCGGAACTTCGGGTGGCGGCGGAGCGACCGGCGGAAACGGCGGGAGATTGACCGCAATCTAAAGAGAGGCTAGTTATGGCTTGGGAAATTGAAACTGAACATATCGATCTGGATCGGATGATGCACGTTACCCGCTTTATCGAACGAAGCGTAAAGACCATCCATGGCGTACCGGCTCGTCATGAGTTACTGATTCAGTTACGCACTGAGCCAACGCTGGACGCGAATGGAAAGCCTGTCGGCGGGGAAGTGATTTTGCATGAAGACGGGCGTTTGCGCGACACCGCCGGCGCTCATTTTGACCACAAAGCACGACAGTCGGAAGAGCTGAAAAAGCTGATGAAAAATCATGAGCTTGCCAGGAAATTTGCCGCGCACCACCAAACACCGATTTTCACCGGACCGAAGAGATAGGCTAATCAATGGAATCGCATTTTTTGCATCTTCTGCCGAGGGACATTCCCCGGCTTGAGGAGCTTTGCCAGGAACAGAATCAGGTGGACGGAACCAGTTACACTCCGCCGCAAATCTTTGACCGCGAAGGCAGGCGTCTGCCGAACATTCCCATTGCCATGAAGCGGGTTTGCAATGGACAGATAACACAGGCTTACATCTTCGAAGCGATTCCAGAGGTAATGAGTTTTGGCTTGGATGTGAGATCGAGCGCGCAGATGCTGCATCAAGAACTCCCAGCCGCCATGTGGATTCTGGAGCAGTTGGGATTTCGAGGTTTCCGCTCACTAGTGCCACTTTCTCGTGTGGACCTCTGGCAGAAGACAATGAATAAGCGGCTGCGTATGAAACGGTTCGACGACACCCTGGCTCATTTTTATCGGGATTTGAGAGAGGTTCCAGAATGATCACAATATGCTTTATTCCTGCGATCATTATGGCAGCGGCCGCCGCAGCCAAAGCCGCCGCAGTCAAAGCCGCCGCAGCCTTGGCTGAAAAGGGGGCCACTGCCGCGGCTGAAAAGGGCGCAGGCGCTGTAGCTCAAAAAGCGCCGGCTACCTTTGGGAGCCGTGTAATGACGGGCTTGGGAGACGTAGCAAAAGGATATGTAAAGGGTGGGCCATCGGGAGCTATCAGCGGCGGCTTAAATTCTTCTGCTTTTGCAAAACAATTACCGGCAACAGGGGCTGCGGCTACCTCAACTCCGGCGGTGCCAGTTGCAAGTTCAACGACAGCGGCGGCTCCAGCAGGCGGCGGCTTCAAGCATGAGCTCGGAAATTATCTCAATGACTACCAGAATTACGCACTTCACAATCAGCCGCAGAGTGGAGTTCCATCGTCGAGCGGCGGCGTTCCTGGGCCACAGCAAGGAAGCACAGCATCTGCAATTCAGGCGGCAGGATTACCCGGAGGAATACCACCGATCTCGCCCTGGCGCGATAACTCCGAGGGCGTTCCGAGCCAAGGAAGTCAGGCAAAGATTAAAGACACTGAGGGAATCCCCAGCGCGGCGTAACCAAAAAACCAGAGAGGGGTATTGGTCATGGGCAAGGCACAAGGAAATCAGAATTTTGCGGCATCGCAGGATCAGAATGCGGTCAACGCCAAGAATGCCCAATCGAGTTACACGGCCGCCGAAAGTGAGCTGGGAAAATATGGGGCTGAAAATCCCTATGTACAAGGCGGTCAGTTTCAGACCAGCCAAAATCAGCAATTTGCGGATACTGCCGCAGGCGGCGCGCAGAGCACAGCCCAGGCGATTCAGGGTGCGGGAGTGCGCAGCGGTCAAAACCCGGCGGCTGGTATTGCGGCAGCGGAGCAGGTGAGCCAGGCAAACCAGCGTAACATGACGTCGTCTGAAAATCAGGCAACCCAACAGCGGCTGCAGGGCGAGGCCGGCTACAACGCCAAACCCGAAGAAATGCAGGCAGGACTTTACGGTCAATCCGGCGAGCAGGCCACAAAGGACTTGGGTACTGGCGCCGAGGTGGCGGTCGGGTCGAAGTGGCACCTGATGTAACAAGCGGGCTGTAAATCACAGACGCAACAAGGGGAGGATTTGATGGACGGTCCGTATTCTTCGAATGTTCAGGATCCGGCGGCGTGGGAGGGAATGCCCGCGCCGTCCAGCGCAGGAGACCCGGATGAGCGGATGCTTGAAGCGGCGCGCGCTGCCGCGGCACTGCCGCGCGCGCGCGCCGCGGCGCCGCAGTTGTTCCCAGCGAGCCAGCGCTCAGCGCCAACAGAGCCAGCAACTGAAACCGATCCCGCCAAGCTGGCCGGTTTGGGATTACAGCGCGAGATGGGCGCGGGCAACGAGTTGATGGCAAATTCCCGGGAGATGCAGGACGATCCTGCCTTTCTTGCCTCACAACAAAAAACTACGACCGATGAACTGAACCGTCCCGATGTTTCAACGTACAAGCCTGGTTTCGGTACTCGGTTGCTGCGCGGATTGCGCGGGGCGGCCGGTGGCATGATGGAGGGTGCCGGCAAGAGCGGAATTTTAGGGCCTGCAATTGGCGCGCTCGGCGGAGCAATAAACCCAGCATCGACGGGCGGTAAAGCATACGGAGCACCGACCGACACTTACGACATCGCAATGAACAAGTACAATCAGACGCTTGCGGCGGACAAAGAACAATCTGAAAATGTCGCCGCAAACTTCAAGCGGGCTCAGGATCTACGTGTAGCTCGCGATAAGGGATTCAATGAAGGCGGAGAAGCCTTTGGTCGCACGGTAACCGGTGGAGTTGATTTGGCAAAGTTGCCAGGAGAACTGGAGAACCAGCAGGATCCGGGCGGAAAAGATCGCGAGGCGATGCAGACCCAGACTCGTCGACTGAACTTTGCCAATGCTGACCCGATTCTGAGCAAGCCGGGCTACACGCGCAGCCGCTATTTGGCGACTGGCGAGGTCCAACCCGCGCGCGAGGGCACCTTCGAAGAACAGGAGTACAACCGCCAGGTGGGCCAATGGCAGCGCGCAAACCCGAACCAAAAGATGACGCCGGACGTTGAGCAATCGATTTATCAGTCTGTGCGTGGCAAGAGCGGCGCGGGTGACGCGGGCGACGCGGCGGTGAGTGCGATTGTGGCCGACGCAACCGGGAAAAAGCAGGAATTCATCAACAACTACGACCATCAACCCGACGGCAGCTACCTGCGCAAGGGCGCAGCAATGTATGAAATGGCAAATCGTAAGGCGGGCGATCTGCTCACGCCAGACCAGTATGCCGCGAAAGTCGATCAGTTTCGGCTGGATGCGAACAAACAACTCGCGAAACACGGGGCGCAGATTGGGGCAGATGGCCAGGTAGTGAGTCGTCAAGCTCCAGGCGCTAACCCAGCGGCCAATGCGCCGGCAGCCGCCGCAAAGCAATCGCCCGCGCCAGATGGGACTCGCCGTCAAGCGCCCAATGGAACAATAGAAGTAAAACGCGCTGGAAAATGGGTGCCTGAATAATGGATGGAGACCAAGTTCAATTCAGTGATGTGCCGAGCGGCTACAAGATTCTCACTGCACCAACTTCTGCGCCGGTACTGGCCTATAGCGACATCCCTGCAAATTATAAAGTGATTGGCCCAGCGCCAACTCCCAAAGCCTCTCCTGTGGTCGGTCCGGTTGCTCCGCGCCCACCCGTGCGCGTCGCGCCTCCCACCTTCCATGATCTCTACGGTCTACCGCCAGCGCCAACATTGAGCCAGCGGCTCACCGGCGCATGGGAGGGACTAAAGACTGGCGGATTGCCTGGAGCTGAAGTAGGATATGTGACAGCTGGAACGCCTACACAGCCAACGGCAGCACCTGGAGACATTCCGAATTCAGTCAATAGTTTGGAGGATATTAATCGTCAGAATCGCGAGCAGAGGCGCGCTCGTCCGGCGACCGTAGGTGCCGGACTCAAGCCGCTGATGCCCGAGGAAGCGGCAACTCCTCTCAGCCCAGCGGAGCGAGAATTCAACAGGCAGAACCCACCCGAAAGCCAGTTTACTTTGCCTGTTAAGCCTCAGCCGCGAAATGCGGAGGAAGAATTCCAGAAGAGCATCCGCGCGGCGCGGGGTACCCAAGACACGCTACGCACGACACCACCACCCGCAATTACAAGTCAAAAGATACTTAATCCTGCAAAAATTGATCCGATAACGCATCAACCAATCCCCGGAACTGAGGTTCTTGCGCCATCGGAGGATGTAAAGCCTTTCGCTCTTGAACAAACTCCAACCGGACCGCAGCTTGTGCCAGTTTCACCAGTGAGGCTGGCGCAGCCACAAATGCCCAGGGCGGCGATGAAAGAGGAGCCGCTGATGGACGCTCTGGTGCCTGTTGCACCATCACTGGAAAATGCCCAGCGGCGAGCGTACATGTCGCCGGAAACCTGGGAGCAGTTGCAGAATCGGGCCAAAGAACAGAGATATGCTGACACCGGGGAACGGGAAAAGAACTGGAACCAGTTGATGCCGCGGTTGATCCCTACCTCCGAGCAGACCGCCAAAACCATCGCCCTGACGCCAGATGAGCGCACACAATATGAGCAGGACAAAGCTGACGTGGCCGCAGGGCGCAAGGCTGCACCCAGGCCTGGCGGGCATGCACCCAACCCCCACAATCTTCCGGTAGTAAACACCGCAATTTGGCTTAGAGGCCAGGAAGGCGAAAAACGGCAAGATGACCCTATCGCCGCGAAGATGACCGATGCGGTACAGGACTTTGCTTCCGGCCTTTCACGCGTCGACCAGGCGGCTCTGATTGCCGCGCTGGGCGGAAAAGACGTTATTTCAAAGCTGGCCACCGTCTATTTTGGCTATCAAGCGGGCAAGGGAACAATTAAAGCTGGGCGCGCTACGGTGTCCGATGTCGAGGCTGGAAATAATCCACAGGCGGCCTACGACGCGACAAGCGCGGTTCTAAATGCCTTAATGTTTGGAACCATGGCACGTCATGGCGTGCACGCGGCTGGCATTGAAGTGCATCCCGATGTCTTAACACCAGACCAAACTGCCCCCGGCGGATTTAGAGTGAAGAAATTCCCTGGCGCAACTGTCCGAGGTCCAGGATTCTCTGGGGCTGTAGGCCCAAACATTGGCGGCGGCGTTCGCGGAAATGTGCGAGTCGGTCCGTTCCAAGGCTCAGCAACCATAGGAGGCGAGCAGGGATTTACCGTCAAGGGCGGTCGTATTCCATCCCCTGCGCCTGTTCCAGAAACTGATCCATCTCGGCTTCTTGCCGAAAGTTCCACAGTCGGCCAGCCCACAGTGTCCGAGGCCGTGGCCGGTGAAAATGTTCCACGTGGAACATCGCCCGAGCGCCCAGTCGTCCAAGCGAGCACTAATCCTGCTGAGATCCGCACCTCCGCAGAGGCACAGAAAGCGCCTCTTGAACAGAACGTACAGGCCGCGATTTCCCAAGTACCCGGGGCGCAGGTGGAAGGAGCGCGTGTAAAAACTGCTGATTCTGTTGCAAACAAAGAAGATCGCGGCAAACCTCCAGAAACTAATATTGACCATCTGGGCGCGCGCGTTTCTGTGCCGACTCAGGCTGACGTGCCGGCAGTCCAGCAGGCAATTGAAACGCAGTTGCCGGTGGTCTCCAAAGAGAAGATCACAAGCAATGGCGTTAACGCCGACCAGTACGGAATCCAGACCGGTGCGCCTGGTGAACCTAATCAAGTCAGTGAGTTACAGGTTGTAACCAAGCCGGTTGCGGAGGCCATGAAAGCAACCGATGATCTCTACGCCGAGCAGAAGAAAGCGCTGGCCACAGGCGACCAGGCTAAGGCTGACGAGTTGGGCAAACAGATCAAGGCAAAAATGGAAGCGGCTCAGCAGGAAGGCCAAGCAGCCGAGAATGCGGTAGTGACCTCTGGCGACGTGCGCGGACAAATTGCATATTCCATCAGTACGGCGGAAGGAACGCCGGTAGGCAAATTGCGCGTAGAAGAAATAGCGCCCGGCAAGGTTGAGATCAAAGGTTCAAGCGTCCGAATCCAAGGCGAGGGATACGGCAGTAAACTCTACGAAGAAACGATCAAGGCTGAGAACGCCAAAGGAAACACGGTGGTTTCAGACCAGAACGAAGTTACTTCCACCTCAGCTGCCGGAGTTTGGGATTCTCTGGTCAGACGGGGTTTAGCTGAAAAGGTGGGCAACACTTATCAGGCCACGCCGCGGACCTGGGTGCTCGAAAACCAGAACCGCGCCATCTTGCAGGAGTCGCCGGAACAAACCATGCTGGGCAATCCCCGGCCCCAGGAGACACCCAATGCCGTACAAGAGCCAAGCGCAGCAGGCGTTCTTCCACGCGAACAAGGCCAAGCTTCAGAAGCAGGGAGTGAACGTCTCGGAGTGGGACGAGTCCAGCAAGGGACTCAAGCTCCCACCCCGCAAGCAACCCAAGGCACCGAAGCCGCCCCGCCAGTAATCCGGCCAGCGGTTGGTGGCCATGACGGTCGAGCGACCGACGTTCTGACGCCAACCCGCAAACTGCCGGGAACTTATCGTCTGGTGGAAGCGGCAGATCTGATGCCCAGCCATCATCCTGCCAGCTTCGAACCAAACCCCGAATACCCAGCGGGCGTACAGGAACGCGATTACAAAAATTCAAAGGAAGCGCAGAACCGAGTTATTACCCAAGCGCAAAACTACGATCCGGCCTACACCGTCAATACCAACCCGGATGCGGTGAATGGGCCTCCGGTGATCACGCCAGATGGAACCGTGCTCGGCGGTAACTCGCGTGCGATGAGTACGCAGCGCATTTATGCCGAGGGGAGCGGAGCGGCATATCGGGACGCGATCAAGCGCGATGCCGCAACTTACGGGCTGACTCCGGAGCAAGTGGACGGAATGAACCAGCCCGTACTGGTGCGCCAGATCGACCGGCCAGCGAGCCTGGACGAAGCCAAGCGCATCGGTTCCGAGCTGAACAAGAGCATGACCGGCGCGCTGGGCGTGAGCGAGAAGGCTGTGAGTGCCGGCCAGAAGTTGAAGCCGGAGACCTTGCAGGCCGTAAGCGCGATGCAGAATGAAGATGATAGCAGCTTGCGCGAGGTGCTCAGTCGCAAAGGCCCGGAGATTCTGCAGATGATGGTACAGGATGGCGCGCTGACCGAGCGCGAGCGTCCACAGTATCTGGAATCCGACGGCAAGTCGCTGAGTGAAGAGGGCAAGACGTTTATCGAACGCGCGATGATGGGCTCGGTCTTCGATGACTCGCACTTGTTGGATGCTGCGCCGAAGTCGATCAAGGACAAGATCGGGAAAAGCCTGGGATCAATCTCGGCGATTGGCTCGCGGCCTGACGAATGGAACCTCGTGCCCGCCTTGCGCCCAGCATTGCTGCGCGCAGTGGCTGAGCATACCGGGATTGCCCAGCGCGGCTCGACGGTAGAGTTGACGGTCAACCAGCAGAGTATGTTTGGGCCGGGAAGAAATCCGGTGGTTGATGCGCTGGTGCGCGTGCTCGACGAAAAGCCCAACGCTGTACGGGCGCGCTTTACGCAGTTTGCAACCGACGCCAAGCAGAATCTGCCAGGCGAAACCAGAATGTTTGGCGGCGGCGAGGCTTTTGATGCTTTCAACCACGCTTTTGGGAGTAAACTGACTGACGAGGAGTTCCACAATGGCATCAGCGAAATCCTCCGCACCGAGACCACCGCAGCGGCAGTCCAGCCGCAACCGGCTCCGGCAAGGAATGAGGGCATACCTCAACGCGTCGCCGGAGAGCCGGCACGTGGCGGCGGCGAAGGCAATGGGATTGCCGCCGGTGCATCGCGACCTCCCGCAGAACCAGCCACCACAGGCGCCGCCGGAAGGAACGCCGGAATCGAAGCTAGCCGGCGGCCTGAGCTAAGAGCCCCGCGGCCACCCCAAGCGTCGTCAAACATCTTTAAGCAAGGCCATCAAAGCACGCCGGTTCTGGTGAAAGATGCCGACGGTAACTGGGTCCACGCAACCCTCGATTACTTCAATGGCGGAGTGAATGGCGCCGCCCGCCGCGGCCGTGTAACTCTCGCCAGCGGTCTAAAGATGGACCCCGTCTCCGAGAACGATTTGAAAATTGTCCCTACGCCCGAAAAACTCAAGATCCCATCAATCAGTGGAACTCCTCAGGAAAAGCAAGTTATTGCTTACACCGAGAGCCACCTTCCGGAGCTGATGGATGAGTACCGAGTCAAAAACATGAGCCAGGGTGTTCTGACCATAGCAACTGATGCGGCCAAAAAGTTATATCCGGTATTTCAAAGGGATCCGGTGCGCGGCGAACGCGACGTTCACTCTTCAGCTAAAGCCGTTGCCGATGCTGCACTGAAAGCAGAGTTAGCCACTCCCATATTGCCGGACCGCCGTAATGTCGAAATTGTCACCGCGTCTCCTGGAAGCGGTAAGACTTGGAACCAGTCGGGAGCACTGCCGGATGGGGTAGGTCTGCGCATTGAAGACATAGCAGCTAAGTTGGACGATGCAACAGCGTTGATTGATAAACTTCTGGCTGCTGGCCGGGAGCCTCGTATCAACTGGATTCATGTAGATGATCCGGCAAAGACCGTGCGGCGCATGGCGCTGCGCGCGGTTGGTCATGGAGGGAAGGAGGGAATCGGTAGAACGGTTCCGCTGAGCTACATGGCCGATGCTTATTCAAGCGTGCCGCGGGTCTTGCTGGAGATGATGGATAAGTACGGGGACCGGATCGGCGTAAGCGGCACAGAGAACTCTGGCGCAAGGGACGCTGCATATCCCATAAAAAATGTTCATCAAACCCTGCAGGATGCTTTACAATGGAATCACGAGAAGACGCTGGAGCGGATGAGAACTGAACTGGAGACCCTGAAGCAGGAGGGTATTTTCCAGGGTGAGAGAGGAAAAGCAATTTATGACATCGCCGCCTATTCCCCCGAAGAAGAATCTGGCCGCGAAATCGCCCCGCCTGAATCCGCAGGAAGAAGCGCAGAAGATGGTGGAGCAAACGACCGCATCGGCCAACGAGCGGGCGAAGCGGGAGCCGAACGCCCAGGTCAGGTATTAGCGACTTCTAAAAACAGCGAAAGACGCGAAGGCGAAGGCGGCGGCATCCAACCAGGTGCCGCCGCTGACGTTTTGGCGAATGAGCAAAAAGAGAGCGAGACCCGCGCGGCGCGGCGCACTGAGACACTTCCAGCAGCCAACGCGCGCAACCTGGCCGAGAATGCCGCCCAGCACAAGACGAGCGTGGTTGACGTTGCCGGTCACAAAGCTGTTTTGCTGGACCCGGACGGCGAGGGTGTCTGGCATCGGCTTTTCCGTAAAGTCAAGGGAGATGCAGGTGAGAATCCGCTGGGAGCGGGATCAAGCTGGACCGGGATAAGCCTGGACCGGCGCGGAGTCAACACCGCTCTGGATCTTTTGAAGAAGAATGGTGAAGGTGAGGTTACTAGCGTCAAGGATGGATATGATCGCATGGCGCGCGCGTTGCGCGAGGCCCAGACATCCACTGGCGGCGTTACCGTGCTGCGCGGCGATTACCGGGCGGACACGGCGCGCGAAGAGGCTACACATCATTGGCAGCGCGAGCACGCGCTCGATCGCAGTTATGCGATGGGATCTGTGGCCGACCAGCAGGAGTTTCAAGATGTTGTCAGTCTTTTGAAGGATCAGGGATACCGGAACGCCAAGCCGCGCACCATAGCAATGGAACTGATGGCGAAAGCGCTGGCCGGAGATGCTGAGTTCAAAATTTCTGACGATCAGCGTGAATCTCTGATACGCTCATTTCTGACGGAAGCAATCGATGAAAAGGGTATTGGAATTTTAGACAACCTGCCCGAGGTTGACCCGCGAGCACGGCCGATTGTCGAGGATGTGCGGAGGGAGTATGAAGCCAGAAATGAAGGCGGCGGAAAACAGGCGCCTGGAATCAAAGGCGGACCGGCTGGCCGAGAAGTACGGCCCAAAGATGACAGGGCATTTTCACGTGCAGCGTCCGGCGAGCGAGGATCCGGTGCTGATGGCAGCGAACGAGGTGTTTCAAAAAGCGGCGCGGAGGAAAGTGAACTAGGGGCGTTCCAGCGCAAAGCTCCCAAGCCGCCGGTGCGCTCGGCCGCCCTGCCAGGGATGGAAGGCGACATCGAAGCACAGAGGACAGCCGCCGGCGAGGAGCAGGGCCGCCAACTCACTGACCGCTTGCTCGCGCCCAGGCCCAGCATCAGCCGGGCGGCTGGTGAGATGGAGAGGGAATCGCCACTCTTCCGCGATACTGAGGCCAGTGGACAAGGTTCGCTCTTCCAGCGCGCGAAGGACGATCCCGAGACCAAGACCCAAAATCCCTGGTTTCTGAAATCAGCCAAAGTCATCGAGCAGAAGATGCGCGGGCCCATGCCGGGCGACGCGCTGATTCACATGCTCGAAAACAATGGCGTAAAGCCAGACGAGATCAAGTGGAGTGGCCTTGAGGATCTGCGCGGCAAGCCGCGAATAACGCCGGACGAAGTAAAGGAACATCTCGCCGCCAATGCAATCCAGATCAAAGAAGTTACCCACAAAGAACTCAGCGAACCAATCGAGAATATCATTGCGCGCGGCGAAGGTCTGGCTGAACGGCCAACGCGCTACGGTAGTTACACTCTTCCCGGCGGCGAGAACTATCGGGAGATGCTGCTGACGCTGCCGCCAAAAACAGTTCCGCAATATTTCATTGGTTACAAGGGTGGCTCAACAATCGGCCAAGGATACTCAAACCTAGCTGAAGCTAAGTCTGAAATGGAGGATTTGTTTGCGGGGAGGGATGATATTGAAATCAGGCCCGGAAGAGGTGACCGCTCAATTACAACGAGAAATGCAGATAACTTTACCTCTGGCCACTGGGACGAACCCAACGTACTCGGCCACGTTCGTTTCAATGACCGCACTGGACCGAACGGCGAGAAACTCCTGCACATCGAGGAGTTACAGAGCGACTGGCATCAGAAGGGGCGGACAAAAGGCTATGCTACTCCGCTAACTGCCGAAGAGGAGGCGGAGTTCAAAAAGCTTCTTTCCAAGGGAACAATGGGGCGGGATCGCGCCGAAGAAGATCAATTCAGTCAGTTAGTAGACCGAAAGAATCCTGGCAGCGGAGCAACCGTTCCCGATGCCCCCTTCAAGAAGACCTGGCCGGAATTACTGTTGAAGCGCATGGTCCGCTACGCAGCCGAGAACGGCTATGACGGCATCAGTTGGACACCGGGCGAGCAACAGGCGGAGCGGTACGACCTAAGCAAACAGATCGATGCGGTCCACTACAGGACAGCCGGGCCGGACAGATTCCAGGTTGAGGCCTACGCACCAGGCCCGCGCAGCGTCTTGTCTCAAATAGGAACCGCTCAAGAACTTGAAGATGTTGTAGGCAAAGACATCGTTAAAAAGATGGTCGCCGGTGAAGGCGAAGAAGTGGGCGGCGCTGGCAATTACCGGAAGCTCTCTGGCGTTGACCTCAAGGTCGGCGGCGAAGGCATGAAGGGCTTCTACGACAAGATCGTGCCCGACCTGGCCAACAAGATCGGCAAGCCGTTCGGTGCAAAGGTGGGGGAGACAAAGATCGATACCATCCCCGGTGGAGCAAGGGAGTTTGGAGATGTAGAGGACCGCAAAGATAACCCAGATTTTAAGAAACAGACTGTTCCCTATCTTCCCGTCACCGACGCCATGCGTGGCACAGTTCTGCGCGAGGGCCAGCCACTCTTTCAAAAGCCCGGCGAGACCAACCCAACCAGCAACACCGGACAGCCATGGGGACGCAAGAACACCCGCGCCCAGCAGCAACTAGCCTTCGGCGGTCCGTCGACCTGGCAACGCGCGCTGGGCGGCCTGCGCGACTGGCGCGACGACAATCCCGACGCCGGTGACGATCTTCGCTCCCTGATGCGCGAGAAGCGCGGCGAGATGGACCGCAACGTTTTGCAGTTGAAGAAGTCTCTGGAGGATGCCCGCAAGGACTTTGTGACCATGCCGCGCGAAGAGGTCACCAAGTTTATCGACGATGTGGAACATGGGCGGTTCAGAGCAATTGATCCCAAGTACCGAGACATGGCTCAAGGCCTGCATGAAATCTTTGTCTCTGATCGCGAGGAATTACAGAGGCTGGACCCAGAGAAGCTGAAAAACTTCTACGAAAACTACTTCCCGCATATTTGGGATCACTCCGGCAAGGTAGCACGGATGATGCAGGCGCAGAGCGGGACCAAACCGCTCTTTGGTTCGGGCGCCTTCTTGAAACACAGAACACTCTATCCGCCAACCTTCAAGGAAGGCATTGAGCTAGGCTTGGAACCAAAGACCTGGAACCCAGTGGATATGGCACTATTGAAGCACGCGGAGATCCAGCGCTACATCTTTGGCCTGAAAACCGTCCAGGATATGAAGGCAATCGGCCTGACGCGGGTCTTCAAGACTGCCGCGGACGCTCCGCCAAACTGGGTTCAACTCGACGATCGCTTTGCCACTGTGACGCGCCGCAATGACGCCGGCGAAATGGTGTTGGAGGGCCACTACTACGCGCCGGCGGAGGCAGCCAAGAGCTTCAACAACTTTGTCAGCAGGGGACTAGCTGGGCGAAACGCGGTAATCGATTCAGTCTTCAAGCTGAACCGCTCAATGAATGCCGTGCAGTTGGGCCTGAGCGCCTTCCACGCGACCGCCAGCACGATCAACCTGGGGATTGGAGACATTGCCCTGGGACTGGAGGAGTTGAGCCAAGGCCGGCCAGTCTCGGCAGCAGCGCATATAGCGCGCGGCGCCGTCCCTGGAGCCTCACTGGCTAGGCATCTGCTGGTGGGCAACAAGGTGATGCGCGAGTACTTGGAGCCCGGCTCCGCCGCAAAGTACGAAGCGGAGGCTAACTGGGTGGCGCGCGCCGGCGGCCGACCAGAGCAAGGCGTGAATCTCGAGCCGGCCCGCTGGCGCCAAGTGACAGAGGACATCCGCCGGGGCGACTATTTCAAGGGCGCGAAAGGAGCAATCCCGGGCACAATCGATCTGGCGGGTAGTTGGCTGATGCATGGCATGATTCCGCGGATCAAGTTGGGATCCTTTCAAGATATGGCGGCGAACATTCTCAAAGAGGCGGACCACAACAATTGGAGCGAAGAAGAGATCAGGAGCCGGATGCAGTCGGCCTGGGACTCAGTGGATAACCGCTATGGCCAGATGGTCTATGACAACCGCTTTTGGAACCGCGTCGCGCTTGAGATTGCCCAGCTTGGAATCCGCAGCGTCGGCTGGCAGGGCGGAACCTACATGGAGTACGGCGGCGGAGTGACAGACGCAGCCAAGGCTTTTGCGCGGGCAGCCTCGCGGAAGAAGCCCGAAGTTACGCACAAGCTGGCTTTCAGCTTGGCCACGCCGATCTATACGGCTCTGATTGCGGCAGTTGGAACCTACCTGATGACCGGCCACAAACCAGACACCGACAAGTATGGACTGAAGGCCTACAGCATGATCGAGACGGCCGACGGAACCATGCTCAGCATTCCCGGATACTCGAAAAACCTGATGTCGGTTGGGGAGGACGTAGCTCAAAACGGGATCCCCTGGCGCACAGCTGTCAACACTGCCAGCCCGGCAATCTCAACATCGCTTGAGATGATGCAGAACAAGGATTATTACGGCAACGAGATCAGGAACGAGGACGATCCTTACATCTCAAAGACGCTGGGCAAGAGCCAGACCGGAGAATACGCCAAGTTCATTGCCAGCCAGTACATACCGTTTACGGTGAAGAGCTTCCAACAGCAGCGCCAGCGTGCCGGCGAAGGCGAGTTTTCCGACATCAGTGAGGGCAAGAGCGGCGGCATGAGCTTGCTCAGCTATGCAGGTTTTCAGCCGGCGACACAGGTCATGCAGAACTCATCTGCCATGAATCTGGCCGAGCACTACCGCAACGAGACACCCCAGGCGCCGCGGACAGCAGAGCAGGCCGAGCACAACCGAACCTTTCGGAATCTGGTCAAGGCGTTGGAAAACGGCAACCTCAACCAGGAAAAACTAAATGAGGCGATGGAAAAGGGCCGCATAACCAGCCGACAGTATAGCGAGGCGGTCCGTGAAGCCCGCTGGACGCCACTGGAGCGCGTGACCAGCCGGCTCAGCTTTACCCAGGCCATGAAGGTATGGCAGAAAGCTAATCCGCAAGAGAAGGCCTCCCTGCACGATCTGATGGCCGAGAAGAGCCAGCACCAACTGGAGACGGTCTACGAGCAGGAGGGCGACGAGGCCGCGCAGACTCTCCAGGCCAGGTTGAAGCAGCAGGGAATTTTGACTGAGTAGACAGCCGGATTCCTCCGGCTTATTTGCCAGCGGATTGAAGAAGTTCTGGTCTGCGATGAGGGTTGATACTCGGAAGGGCCTTTGTTGCGAGGAGCTACTTTGAGGGGCTGGCGTGTATTTGGATCATAGCACAACCGCACCATCTGAACCATGAGAACCGCCCGGAGCGCCCGAAATGCCGAAAGCCCAAAAGGATGCCTTCAAAGGATTAACGCTGGACGAGCAGCGGTTCGTCTTCCATTTTCTGCGCGAGAGTGTGAGCTCGGAGAATGAAAACGAGCAGATCCGATGGGCAGAACGAAAGAGCCGCATAGTTCAGGGAATGGGAGAGAAGTTTCTCAAGCGCGAACACGTGCAGCAGGAGATCCAGCGCCGGCGCGCCCAGGTGGAACTGGAGCAGGCCCGGCTTATCGCCCGCGACCAAGCCAAGTTGGCCGCCGAGGAAGACAAGCGAAAGACGGTGACGCTCGACAAGCTTGAGGCTGCGCTTGACGGCGTGGTAAATCTGGACCCGGAAAAGCACGGCGGAACAGTCCTTGAAGCGATCCGGCTCGGACTGGTCTACACCGGAACCATCAACGATGGAAACAGAAAGCGGGTAGTGCCGGCCGACCCAACCACTCAGGAGAATTCCCCAGCCGGTGAAGGTGGTTTTTATCAGAGCATCTTCCACGGGATGCGCCAGGGCGAGGTGCCAGCTGACGCCATGCCTCTGATGCCCGAGGAAACGCCCGCCGCGCTGATGCCGGACCAACCGGCGCCGCGGCCGCCCGTGCTGCGCGTGAACGAACCGCCGGCCCCTGCTCCGCCTTCGGCGGGGAATCCCAAATCCAAGAAAAGTTTACTTGAGATCAGAATCACGTGATTTCTGCGTCTGTGTGTGGTACAAGGGATACACGAGGTACAAATATGAACAAGTGGAAGCGAAGAATTGCAACTGCATGGATGGTTTTGACTGGAAAACAGTGCCGGCTTACTGACGCAACAGAGCGGATAATTTATGTGCATGATGCCGGGCCACAAGGGAAGATAGTGCAACTCGTTCCCTGGCGTGATCAGATTTTAGCGCTCGACAATAATGGGACAATCTTGCTTATTGACTGTCCCTATGAGTCTATCAACATACAAGTAAGAACGATCATGAAGTCACCGAGGCGAGGCTGAGCATGCCAAAAATGAGACTGCATGTTGATCTGAAAAAGCGGTTCAGACTACGCTTTAGAGCTGTCCAACTGCGCTTCAGAGCTCGCCACTGGTGGATGCGAGAAGCTTTCATGCGGGCTACACTGGACGATTCTCGGCAAGGGGACAGGTTCAAATCGATGTTTCTGGGCGACTGGAGCCCATTGCCATCCGAGGAAAAGCCGCCTGAACTGCACAAGGAATGGAGCGTGGGGCGCCTCTATCCGAAGCAGCAAGAAATGCTCAATGATCCACGACCGATGAGATTGTTTGGCGGCAGCCGCCGGTGAGGAGCAACAAGATTATGGCAGTTCTGATCGAGCGCCGAGAATGGGCGCATACGCGAGAAGTTGTGCGCTTTTTGATGAAGCAACCGGACCAGGTTTCAACAACCGCCGCTATCGCTGAAGCGCTGAACGAAGAACATGAATCTGTGCGCGCCGCCCTGTTACGGTTACAAAAGGTTGGAAGAGTGGCCGAGATTCACCCAGGCATGTCCGGAATGTGGCATCTCGAATAGAAAGGTCAACCATGGCAGTTCTGAATCTACGAAACGTTCCTGAGGATCTGGTATGTCAACTCAGGGCTCAGGCAGCGCTGGCGGGCCGAGGAAACCACTTCCACGAGTACTGCATTGGCCTGCTGGAAGTGGTGGTCGCCCAGGTGGCCAATCAGCGAACCATAAAGCGGACGCCAACAGATCAGTCGCTGCCTCCGGGGCGCTCTCCGCAGGTTCGAGAGTTCTACCTTGGCCATCCCGGAAGCCGGCCCGAGAAAGAGATTTTGCAAAATCGAGCACAGATTATTCCAGAAATTATTCCAGAGCCTCCTTCCGATGAACCTCTGGAGACTCGGATCACCTGATGGCCACGGCCACGGTTTCACCCTATCCACCCCTGGTTTTACCTCCCTATAATCTGCATCCCCAAGGCTGGGAGCCCACCTGGTGGCCGATCAACGCGGCCCAGCAGGCGGCGATCAACTGCCGTGCTGAGCTGCTGCTCATGGGTGGCCAATCAGGTGGCGGCAAGCGTTTGGACGTTGATGAGCCTATTCCTACGCCCAGGGGATTGGTGCGCAATGGTGACCTGCGCGCAGGCGACTGGGTATTTGGGAGCGACGGTAGGGCATATCAGGTTTTAGTGGCTCATCCAATTGTCGAGGCGAAGGCGTTTCGAGTTATCTTTGATGACGGTACCTCAGTCCTGGCAGATGCTGAGCATCTATGGCACACTTTCACATTCCACGATCGTCAGAAAGTACACACAAACACTGAGAGCTTTCGTACACGCCGGCGTGAGAAGCGGCCGTCCAAAGCACACTCCCTCAGTCCCTGGACAAGCAAAAGAAATATCGAGAAGGCAAGGCTTTTCGTACCGACGCCAGTCTTGGGATCAGTTAAGACCACGGCAGAGATCGCCGCGACTCTCTCTGTTGATAACTGTGAGCGGGCAAACCATTCAATTCCACTCACTGCACCGGTTGAGACTCCTGTGCGATGGTTTTCCATCGACCCCTATCTGCTCGGCGTCTGGCTGGGAGATGGCACAACCTCATCTGGCACACTGACAATCGGAAAACGAGACGCAAAAGATCAGCTTGCGCTGCTTCGCGACGTGGGAGCCTTTCTGAAGCCAAGGAAGGATCCAATCACTTATGGTGTCCGCGGCCTGCAGCGCACCTTGATAGAGCTTGGATTACTGAATCGAAAGCACATTCCGCAAGAGTATCTGTGGGCCTGCAAAGAGCAACGTCTCGCACTTCTGCAGGGTTTGATGGACACAGATGGCTGTGCCAACAAAGACGGTCAGTGCGAGTTTACCAACATAAATGAAGAGTTGAGCCGAGGAGTCTACCATCTTGCAGCATCTTTAGGGGTTAAGCCGTTTTGGAACGAGGGTCGAGCCAAGCTATATGGCCGTGATATTGGCCCGAAGTATACCGTCAAGTGGACAGCTACACTTCGCTGCTTTCGGCTTAAAAGGAAGCTAAAGCGATTACCGGTCAAGGTCCGCGCAACGCAGCATTGGCGCTATATCATAGCAGTTGAACCGGCTGGAATGAGGCGGATGCGCTGTTTGACCACAGCCAATCCAGCCGGACTTTATCTGTTCGGTGCGAACTTTAACGTCACTCACAACACCTCGTTTCTGGCCGCCGACGCGATGCAGGAGTATCAAAACCCCTACCTGCGAAGCCTAATCCTGCGCACATCAATGGTGGAAATGCAGGAGATGGGCGACCAGATGCAGAGGCTTTATGAACCGCTGGGTGCTCAGTGGCGCCGACCTAACAAGTTTGCCGGCTTCTCCTGGTGCTTTCCGAACGGCGGCACGATTGAGCCAGGCTATCTGCGCCACGCCAAGGATCTCCGGCGCTACCGCGGCAATGCGCGCAGCCACATGGGCGTGGACGAAAGCGGCCAGCACCCTGAGAAACTAGTCCGCGAACTGCTCGGTTGGCTGGCGGCGCCGGTGCGCCACAACCTGTTCGTGCGTGCCCGCTTCACCACCAACCCCGGCGGTCCTGGTCACGGCTGGCAGATGGGCGTATTCCTGCGCGGTAAGTGCCCTGTGCACTATCCAGCCAGCCGCGAGGATGATCGACCGTCAGAAACCAGTGTCTTCCCAGGTCGGGTCTACAAGGGCGCCCGCTGGCCATCTGACGACGGGCCGGTGGTCAAAACCACTGCATTTATCCCCGCACGTCTGGTCGACAATCCTTTTTACGACCGGGTCAAGATGGAAAGCCTGATGACCCAGACGGCAGCGATTCGTGAGCAACTGCTCTATGGCTGCTGGTGCAACGCTGAAGGGCTCTACTTTCCATTTCTTCGGCCGGAGTATATGCAGCCCATTCAGGAGGTTCCAGACGAGTGGTGGTGGGGGCACTTCATCTCGATCGATTATGGCTATGGAAACTCGGCCGCCGCGGCGGGAATGTATACCGTGGCTCCCTCAGGCAAGGTCTTTAAGGTGCGCGAGCGCGTCGCCCGCAAAATGCCTTCAAAGGAGCTTGCTGAACGAATCTGCAAAGATGGTTTCGCGGCGAGCGACGATCCCAAGATGCCGGCGCAGGAAGCCTGGCTGAAGAAGCTGAGACCTCGCGATCCAGAAGGACCGCGGATACTCTTTGCCATGACCGACCCGGCCAACGACCAGCACACCGGCACCGGTCGAAGCAACTACGAAATCATCAAGGAAGTATTCGCTGCGCATGGTGTCCCGTGTGTGCTGGGCGCCCATGATCCCATGGGTAACGCACAGCACCTCTACAACGGCCTGAGCAATCGCTCGCTGGTGGTCACCACCGCCTGCCCGTACACCTTCAACACGCTGACCAGCCGAACAATCGATGATCGAAACGCTGTCAAAAAGGAAAAGGGTAACCCGCAGGATGACTGCTACGACGAATCAGCGTATGCCTGGAACAGTTGGATTGCGGAGAGCGTAAAGCCTAAGCGGATGGCGCTGGAAGAGGAGCTCGACCAGATGCGCAAGGATGGGATGGATGAGACCAGTCTGGCCCGCCACGCCTGGCAGCGCAACCAGCAACTGCGGACAGAAGAGCAAAAGGCGAGCCGGGGAATTGCATTGAGCGGCCGGCGAATCGGGCGCACGGTAACGAAGCGCTAGGCGGCCTGGCGGCGCTCAGCTTCGATCTCGGCTCGCCATTCGCGTGCAAACCTCTCAGCTAGCTTATTTAAGTTGGGCCGATCAATCTCCAGAGTACAAGCGGTACAGTAACGCACACCGGCGAGCACTGGAGAGCCGCAGGCATAGCAAATCGCGTCGCAACCAATGCACGGCCGAGGCGCATTAAGATCAAGAGGTGGTTCCAAAACCGCAGAACGATTGTCCATGGCGTACCTCCTGTACCTTTATACCGCAGGTCAAGAGAAAAATACAAGAAAAAAGATATGAAAATTAGAATATAAGTGCCGCGGCAGGTTTCCCGTCCCGCCGCGGCTTGTTCTGTTCTAGGTAAACCGTCTCAGATGAACGGCA